AATATCGTAATGAATATTGGCAGTATGTCGGCTCCTACAGTACTTAGCGTACAAAGTGGGGACCTCCTTACCGCTGATTTTACTATCTCAATTCTCACGAGCTGGAGCTAACAAATGGCATATACAGAGGATGACCTAAAGTTTTTGCGAAAGATTGGGCAGATCGTAGATGAACCTGCACCTATCAAAGTAGCAAAAGAAAAACCAACACCAACTACAACCGAAAGCGAGGAATAGGCTAATGGCTATATTCTTATCAAATGGAGTGGTCGTAACCCTTAACTCGGTAGACCTTTCCGATCACGTAACGAGCGCGACTATTAACCGCGTATTCGAGGAGCTCGAAGTTACAGCTATGGGCGATAACGCGAGACGTTATGCCAAGGGCCTAGAAACTTCTACAGTAACTATCGATTTCCTAAACGATACTGCAGCTGGTGAAGTCCTAGCGACTCTCCAAGGCGCTTGGGGTACTACAGTGCCTCTAACGCTTAAGCAGACAAGCGCAACTGTCTCAGCTACAAACCCTGAATATCAGACCACAGTACTAGTTAATAACACTACAGATATTAACGGTGCCGTAGGAGATATTTCTACACAGAGCATTACGTTTACTTGTAACTCAGTTATCGTAGTAGACACCACACCATAACAAACTAACAAAGGGGCAACAAATGGCACGACTCAAAATAACAAGGGCTACCGGTGAAGTGACCGAACACCAAATCACTCCACGGATCGAGTATGCCTTTGAGCTCTACGCAAAAAAAGGTTTTCACAAAGCCTTTAGAGAGGATGAGAAGCAGACCGATCTCTTTTACCTTGCTCACGAGTGCTTACGCAGTAGTGGAGAAGTAGTAAAACCTTTCGGCGCTGAATTCCTTGATACGTTAGTAAAGGTCGAGGTCCTAGACGATGAACCTTTAGGCTAGGGCGAGACTCCCTTACCTATCAAATAGCCCAGCTATCGATACGGTTAGGGATCTCGCCTCAGTCGGTTATCGATCTCGATACAGAGATGTACAAGATGCTAGTACAAGTATTAAACGATCAAGCTAAGGAGGCTGAGAAAAATGCCAATAGAGGTAAAAGGCATTAAAAGCACTATCAAAGCCATCCGTAAAGTAGATCCTGAATTACTTAAAGAGATGAACACAGAGATTAAAGCTGTAATGATTCCCATCCGGGATAAGGCTCGAGGGTATGCTCCCTCACCTCAGCCGGATAACCTTTACGGGTGGAATGAAAACACAGTAGGCAAAACTATTACGGCCAAAAACTCAGCCTTTAGAACCTTTAACACCGAGGGCCGCACTCGCCTCTTTCCGCTTTATGATTATGAGACGGTTAAAAAAGGTATTTATTACGCGCAGCCTGCCGGGTCACGTAATAAAAATGGATGGCGAGCTTTGTACTATGTAGCTAATAAATCAGCTGCCGGTGCAATTTACGAGACTGCAGGCCGAGCTAATCCCGGTGGATCCGCTACAAGTAAATCTAATAACCCAAGTGCCGGTGCTCACTTTATTAGTCGTATGGGTCCTCTCTATGGCGATAAGCGCGAGGAGCGCGGCCGTATGATTTTCAGAGCTTGGGCCGAGGATCAGGGTAAAGCGCAGGCTGCCGTGATTCGAGCTATCGAGAAAACAGTAGCGGCTTTTAATCAAGGCCGTTACGGTAAGGCTGCATAATGGCGCTAAATATCCCTAGCTTAGTCGTAAGCGCCGTAACTACCTTTGACGGTAAAGCCCTCGGTAAAGGCCAAAAACAAATCTCAGGCTTTGAGAAGGGCGTAAAGAGCCTAGGTAAAGCTTTCGGCGTTACTTTTGGAGCTGCAGCTTTAGCTACTTATGGCAAAAATGCGGTTAAGGCTTTTGCAGAAAATGAAAAGTCAGCGGCTCGCCTTACGCAAGTAGTAAAAAACCTAGGCCTTGCCTTTGAGGTACCACAGATTGAGCGTAACCTCGATGATATCTCGGCCAAATATGGCTATCAAGGAGAGGTACTACGCGAGGCTTTCCAAAAGCTTATTGGTGTTACAGCCTCAGCGGCTAAATCTACAGAGCTATTAAACCTATCTCTATCAGTAGCCGCCGGATCGGGTCAAGATTTATTAACCGTAAATCAAGATCTCGCAGCGGCTTACGTGGGAAATACTCGAGGCTTAAGAAAATATAACCTAGGCCTTACACAGTCAGAACTTAAGACCCTAAAGTTTGAGGATGCAGTAGCTCTATTAACTTCTACCTTTAAGGGCTCAGCTGAGGCAGAGCTAAACACTTATAGCGGCAAGATGCGCGTACTAGGTGAAGCTGCCGATAATGCTCAGGAGATTATAGGTACCGGCTTAGTTAATTCTCTTATGATTTTATCGGGAGATAGCACCGTCGAGGAATTAGCCGAAAGTATGTCTGAATTGGCTACCAATACCTCAGAGGCTTTAACTAACCTAGCCGAGTTTGGTAAAGGCGTAAGAGATATATTCGGCCCTATCGCCTCAGGAGTAGAGAAGTTTATTAAGTTTACTCAGCCGTTAGCGGATTTGATTATTGAGGGTGATCCGACCGGGTTTACCGGTAGACCTAGACCTCGAGCTCGCCGTATGTTTGAAGGTGGACAGGATTCAGTAGCCGAGGCTAAATTAGCAAAACAAAGAGCCGATGCTTTAGCAAAAGAGACAGCCAACCAAAAGCGGTTAGCAGCTGAAAGAGCTAAGGCAGCTCGAGCGGAAAAGAATAAGGTTTCACTATCTAAGGCTGCTGCCGCTTTCGATAGCACCCGTATTTCAATAGCGGCCGCTTTACAAGCTACCTACGACAAAGAGACAAAGCTACGCCTAGAGGCTCTTATGCTTATCGAGGAGGATCGAGGCGATGAGGCTCTAAAGAAAATAAGCGAGCTTGCCAAGCTGCAGAAAAACGCAGATTTACAGCGCCTAGCCGGAGTAGATGAAATTAGTAACGCGACTCTTGGAGCCCTTAATACTCAACTTCTTAACGAGCTAAGGGTTATCAATACTAGCAAAATGGCCGAGGGCGATAAAGAGCTTGCACGTGAGGAGGCGTTTAAGAAATATAACGCTGCAATAACGGCGGCTGGTACCTTGGCGGCCAAGGAGTCATATAACGAGCGCGTACAGATTCAGCTTACCGAGATAGCTAAACTAGCTGCAATTAGCAAGACTTATAACGCCTCCGCTACCGCTGCCCTATTACTCGAGTCGAGCGAGTTAGGGATGATAGATAGAGTATCTAAAGCACAAGCCGCCGCCGATGCTAAACGCCTTGCCTCTCTTAATCAATATATGGATTTGTTAAACGGTAAAAAACAAGATAGCGATGTAACTCCTTTCCCACGAAGTACACCGGGTGATTTTAGACGTGCTGAGGAGCAATCAAATTTAACAGGCCCAATACCTCAATTATTTAGTGAAATGCCGCCGCTTAAAGAGCCTTTTAGGTACGATCCTTTATCAAGCTTTCAGAATTCAAGAGTAGATGTAACTATTAACGCCGGTATAGGTGATCCTGAGGCTATTGCTCGAGCCGTCGAGGATGTACTAAATCAATCTACATACCGCGGCACTTCGGTAAACCGCGGCGCAGGCCAGTACTATGTCTAGTTGGCTCCCTGAGTGGAAAATTATTGTAGGAACCACCGTTTACGATAACGTGCTATCGGTAAATATGGCTACCGGCCGCGATGATATCGATTTACAGTGCAACGCAGGCTACGCACGTATGGAGATTATTAACCTAGATAACTCGGCTTTTGATATCGACGTAACCGATTCCCTTACCCTAGAGCTTAAGAATAGCGCCGGAGTTTATGTACCGGTTTTTGGCGGTGAGGTATCGGATTTTGGTATATCGGTACGATCTCCTGAGGAGATAGGGTTTATAACAATCGGTAATATATTGGCCGTAGGATCTCTAGCCAAGCTTACTAAAGCTCTCTTTCCGGATGCCTTAGCCAAGGATTACGACGGCAATCAAATCTACGACGTACTTAATGAGCTTCTTATTAACTCGTGGTTTGAGGTAGCACCGGCTTTACAGTGGTTTGATTATGACCCTACGACTACGTGGGCTAATGCTGAAAACGTAGGGCTAGGTGAAATAGACCAGCCAGGCCTTTATGAAATGATTTCTCGAGCAGCTGAGCCGACTAGCAGCTATAACCTATGCGCTCAAATAGCACAAAGCGCACAAGGGCAGATTTACGAGGATAAAGCCGGGCGAGTCTGTTACGCCGATACGGATCACCGTACCCAATACTTATCTACTAACGGATATACGACTCTATCGGCTAACTACGCCACACCCTCTACGGTTAAAACTATTCTGCAAATAGGTAAAATCCGTAACTCGCTAGTATTTAACTACGGCAACAATTACAACAGCCAAGCGACGGCCCTCGATGCTGCCTCTATCGCCAATTACGGCCGCTACCAGCGCAGCGTTACGACTAACCTACATAACCTAGCCGATGTAGAGGATTTGATGGATCGTGAGCTAGGACTTAGAGCTATACCTCGAGAGCAGCTACAGAGCATTACCTTCAGACTTGATAACTCAGAGCTACCGGATGCAGAGCGAAATAAGCTTATAAATGTGTTTTTTGGCGAGCCGGTAGTAATTAATGACCTACCTATCAATATGTTTAACGGCTCCTTTAATGGCTTTGTGGAGGGCTTTGCTATCAAGGCTACTCCGGGTTATGTCGATTTAACCCTTACTCTTAGCCCTACAGATTTCTCACTGGTCGCGCCACAGTGGGCAACAGTTACGCCGCCATCCTTGGTTTGGACCGGTGTAAATGCTACTCTTATATGGCAAAATGCTTTCGGAGGTTTAACTTAATGGCAACTACTACGCCTAATTTTGGATGGCCGGTACCTACGTCTACCGACCTAGTTAAAGATGGAGCTACAGCTATTGAGGCTCTAGGTGATTCTATTGATGCTTCACTACTCGATCTCAAAGGTGGCACTACAGGGCAGGTATTGAGTAAAAACTCTAATACCGATATGGATTTTGTATGGGTCACAGATGCAGCCGGTGATATTACAGGCGTTACAGCTGGTGTAGGTATCTCAGGCGGTGGCACTAGCGGCACCGTAACGGTTACTAACTCAATGGCTACGGCTATCGATGCTAAAGGTGATCTTGTAGCAGGTACCGGAGCTGATACTTTTGCTCGCCTTGGAGTTGGTACAAATGGACAAGTACTCACAGCCGATAGCGCCGAAGCTACGGGCCTTAAATGGGCTACGGCAGGCGGTGGAGGTAAAGTCTTACAGGTAGTTTACGGGATGTATAACACACAAACTTTAATTAATAACACCGGTTACACAGACACAGGCTTAAGCCTGAGCATTACTCCATCATCGGCTTCAAGCAAAATTCTTGTACTTACTAGCAATTTTGTTTACTATGCTGAGTCAAGCGGAAACCCAGGAATTGGTACTCAGATAGTTCGTACATCGACTGCGGTTTATGAGCAGCACCCGACTCAGAATTCTTTAGCCATTGTTGGGCCTGCATCAGGCAACCGAGGCTTGCTAGCTTCTGTAAATATGCAATACCTAGATTCACCAAACACCACTTCTGCCACAACATATAAAACACAAGCTAAATCTAACTGCGCTGCTTACCTTCAATGGGATGGCGGCAAGTCAAATATCGTACTAATGGAAATCGGTGCATAAATGAAAGCTGCAGATATCGTTAAAGCAATCGCAGTATTAAGACCCGGAGCTCAATACTCTTTTATTGAGGATGATTACTCCTCTATCGAGTGGGCCCAGCTTGAAGGCCAAGCTCCAACCGCAAAAGAAATAGCAGATGCAATTAAAGCTATTAACGCACAAGAGGAAGCTACCGCCGCAACTACCGCCGCAACAAAAGCAGCTTTACTAGAGCGTTTGGGTTTAACAGCCGATGAAGCGAAGTTACTACTCTCATAATGCTAAAAAGCTATAACGGCTACCCAGCCTCTAAGGATCCTGAGGAAATTAAAATAAAGTCCTACCCAGTAAAGGGTACGGATCGTAAGCTAAGGTGCGCTGAGAGTGTGGGCCCACTCTTGGCGGCCTTTGCGGCTGAATTCCACGAGCTGATAGAGCCAATAGATAAGGGTACGTTTGATGACTGGGGCTACGCTTTTCGTACGGTACGCGGCACTACAGATAAATTAAGCTGCCACTCATCCGGTACAGCTATCGATCTCAACGCGACTAAACACCCTTTAGGCAAGTTCGACACCTTCCCAGCTGAAAAAGTACCTATGATTCGGGCGCTTGCTAAAAAGTATGGCCTCAAGTGGGGCGGCGATTTTAAGAACAGACCGGATGATATGCACTTTGAGGTAGAGGTAAAACCCGGCAAGGCTAAAGCCTTAATCGAGAGTTTAGGCTTATAATTATCTAAATCCTTAAGGGCACTAAGGAGCAACAAATGAAAGAGCAACTAATCGCAGCCGGTAAATCATATGCACGTGCAGCTTTAGCAAGTGCAGCGGCGCTTTATATGTCCGGTATTACAGATCCTAAAGTACTAGCTAATGCGTTTATCGCAGGCTTAGTAGGTCCACTACTTAAAGCTGTGCAGCCAAGCGAGAAGCAATACGGCTTAGGCGCTAAATGATCCGGGCCCTGATAGGGGCGATCGCGGGGATTCTACTCCTATCAGGGTGCGGTTACGATGGATGGGTGAGATATGAGTGCCAAGAGTTCGAGAACTGGGAAAAGCCTGAGTGCGTTAAACCTCAATGCAAAGTTACCGGCACCTGTACTGAGGACCTTATTAAGCCAAATGACTAGAGAAAAAAAACGGCTTTCGCCTGAGGATATTCACGCTCGCCTTATATTTCTTATAGGTGCAGTATTGGCAATAACCTTTTTTGTAATTACAGGAGGTGCGGTTTATGCGCTGGTATTTGTGACCCAGCCTGTAGGGGCTCAAGCTCCTAACGATCGAGATTTTATACAGCTTTTACAGACTCTAGCCATATTCCTAACGGGAGCTCTAGGAGGCGTACTGGCCGGTAACGGGCTAAAATCTAAGCCTAAAGATCCGGTAAAACACGACACACCCAGCTAAATACTTGTCATATGTCGTAGCCTGCCCTCATACTATTACTACACACGCCGAGAGGGCTACTCGGGTAGTAGCCTAATCGGCCTTAACAAAGGGCGATATATGAACAGCTGGGACTTTTTAATAGTAATTGGCGTAACTGCAATAGGGGTCGGTTTTATCAGAGCCTCTTACACTCTCGGATATCGAGAGGGACACAGCGAAGGTTATCTCCGCGGTAGAGCTATAGCGAAAGCTCTCAAGGATAAAGAAGCGGCGCGATAATGGGATTTATGGATAACTACGAGGATGTAAACAGCCGCATTAAACGCTTTAGGGCTGAGTTTCCATCCGGTCGCTTAATCGCCTTTATCGAGGATATAGATTTAGATAAGGGTACGATCCTTGTAAGAGCTGAGGCTTACCGAGAGTATGAGGATGCGGTGCCAAGCGCCGTAGATTACGCTTTTGGTAACGTAGCGACACTTCCGCAAAATATGAAAAAATGGTTTATTGAGGACTGTCTTACGTCTGCCTACGGTAGAGTTATTGGTCTTTTAACGCCAAGTGAACACGCTCGGCCTACTTCTCAAGATATGGCAAAGGTCGAGGCGGCATACGCTAATGATCCTTGGGCTACGGCAGCGGCTAAAGAAGGTATACCTACTATGGCTACGGCTATGGCTGAAATCCAAGACAAGCTAGGCGGCGAGTTAATGCCTGAACCTCCTCGATGCCCTCACGGCACGATGGTATGGGCCGAGGGTACTAGCGCAAAGACTGGTAAAGCTTGGGCCGCGTATCGATGCACTGAAAAGAATAAGGCAACTCAGTGTGATCCTCAATGGCACGTACTAGCAAGCGACGGTAAATGGAAACCTCAGGTTTAACGGAGCAGTCTCTCTTTGACTATATAAAGAGTACGTATCTTGAGGATTTACAAAAGTCAGAGCAGACCTACGAGTACATAGATGCCACTAGCTACGTATACAGGCTCACTATCGAGCTCAAATGCCGTACTTCACACTATGACGAGCTGATATTAGAAAAGGATAAATACGAGTCTCTTATGGATAGAGCCCAGGATCTCGGATATACGCCGTTTTATATCAACTCAACGCCAAAAGGCATATACGCGTTTAACCTACGCAAAATAACGGTTACTTGGATCACTAAACGCCTACCCTCTAACACCTTTAACAAAGGCCCGGAGATAGATAAAAAGGTGGCGTTACTACACATAGATAAGGCGGTAAAACTCTAATGGGAGAAATGACATTTATAAAGGCTGGGGTAGCTACGACTATCCACCTCGATGGGGAAGTAACTAGGACTAACGCCATACAGTGCGACTACTGCGATCAGTACAGCGATGGAGCAGGCGGCCTAGCTATCAGAGACGTAGATAGCGCGGTCGTATTATGGTTATGTAAGGAGTGCCGTAAATGAGCCATATTTATAACCTGCAGGCCGGATCGTGGGGCTATACAAATTGCGACCTATGCGATAACGATGTGCTTTGCAACGAGTACCTACGTAGCGATGCTCTAGTGCAGTGGATATGTAAAAAGTGTGAGGATAGGTTACACCTATGACTACATATAAATACGAGTGCCGAAAGTGTAAGAAGGTAACGGATCAGATAGAGCGGATTATTACCGATAACCTACCGCCATACGTGAAAACCCTGCAGTGTACAAAGTGTGGGGTTTTGGGCGTGTGTCTTATAGAGGATCTTAAAGATGCCGACGTATGAGTATGAGTGCATAAGCTGTAATATCCGATATGACTCGGTTCAACCGATTGGCGAAAACGTAGCGCCTATGTGTTGCGGCCTAGCGATGAGGCAGGTATACAGTCCTCCGGGTATCAGCTTTAAGGGTACGGGCTGGGGTAGGGATAAATGAGCCAAGTAACCTATTACTATCGATGCCCTATATGCGCTGCGTGGAAAAGAATTACGGTTGGTATCTATGAGATGTATGTCGTACCCAGCTGTGATAGATGCCTGAATTGGATGGCTAAGGTAGAGGATGATGCAAAGCCATACGTTGAGGATGAAAATAATGCCTAATAGTTATCCACAGGTGTTATCCACAGGTGTTAATATCTTGTGGAGGACACGCAGGAAATACGCTCGAGTTATCCACATACTGGCTAGTAACTTGACTAATACGCTAGCATCCATACTCGCTGGCGAGCCGCTGAGGCGTATAGCTCGTAAGCGTAGTTTGGTGCTTGTGGCCGGGCTATTGCTATTTACCAATATGCCTACAGCTCAGGCGGTAAGTACAGCAAGAGATATTAATGGCTATAAACTCTATGCTCATATGAAGGTATTAGATGCTAAAGAGTATCGATGCTTAGAGCTCTTATGGCATAAAGAGAGTAGATGGAATCCAAGAGCTGATAACCCTAGGAGCAGTGCATATGGGATACCTCAGATACTCAAGTATAAAGAGAAGGATCCATATAAACAGATTGATAGAGGGCTCAAGTACATAGAGCATAGGTATAAGACTGCGTGTAAAGCTTGGGTACACCATAAGAAAACAGGGCACTATTAGATGGTACAAGGTAGCCACGATCCTAGGCTGAGTAGGAAGTACAAAGCGCAGAGATTATTAGTCCTATCAAGAGATGCATATACCTGCTATTACTGTGGACAAGATGCCAATACTGTTGATCACATAGTAAGTATCAAATCCGGAGGAGATCCTATTAGCCTTGAGAATATGGTCGCCTGCTGTAAGCGTTGCAACAGCTCTAAGGGTTCACGCTCACAAGGCGTTTTTTTAGCGTCAGCGTCTAC